CTGAGGCCATGAAAGAAAACCCGGAACGCCTGTTCTTAAGGTAACACATCCCATAGGATCGTGAATCTGCCTTACAAGCTTCCCAGAAAATAAAGAATAATCTATTTGACTCCCTAAAGTCTGGTGCCCCGACGTCAATTTTAGACCACTGCAAGTACATGTAATGAGTACCACTAATGTAAGTAGGAACGTCTTTGTTATAAAACCAAAAACCTTCTTCCCTACGAGTGAATTCATTATCGATGTAATCATACCATTTTGTTTTAAAGTCTTCTGGATATTGTCTCCAGTCGAACACTGTTTTTATTCTTGCTAAAGCCTTAGGATATTCAAACTTGCTCCATTTATTATCTTCAAACTTATGTATGTTTTTAGCTTTTGGTAAAGCTATTTTTAAATTTTGTATTTCATATATTTCACCTATTTCACCTGTCTTACTTATAACTACAATATCATGTTCTTTATCATAACCGTATTTCCATTTTTTATAACGGTTCATACGATTTATAATTTTAGGTTTTATATGATTATCTAATATTTTATATAGACTTTGCTTATACATTATTTAGCTCTTCTTTCAGCAAAACCTTTAAAAGATGTATCTTTTTTAACTTCTTGCTTTGGTTTATCTTCTAACATATTTTGCTCTTCTTCAATACGATTAAGTATTTCAAGAGCATCAAATATAGCTAGTTTTTTAGTAGCTGCAGCATTTTTAAGTCTATCTGCGGAAATGTCAGGTCCAAAATCTATAATAGGTTCTTTAGCAACTTTAATTAACTCTTTAATTGCTATTCGCCCAGCTTGGATTATATTCTTCTTCGTTTCCTTTGTACTCATATTTAATTACAATATCATTTGATTTCATACAGTAAATTCGCTTTTTATCAACAATAAACTCCCACTCACGACCTGGCTTGTAACCAATCAGATCTCCTGGGTTAATACCGTGTGCTTTTAAAGCATTATTACCTATTTTTAATATACCAACACATTTTTGCTCTAAATCCATTGTTAGAGAATTATTATCTTTTATAGGCATTACAAAACATCTATCCATAAATGGCAACCATTTTTCGCCTTTTTTGTGTAAATATATTTGATCAGGTTTACAAAAAAATAAATCTTCTTTAAAATATTGACTACTATTACGTTGTTTGCCTTTTACATCATACCATCTGCGAAATATATTATGATGTATTATTACTTGATCACCTTTTTTTATATTAAATTTATATGCCAAAGGTACTGAAACAACAGTAGCGTGGCGACTAACCATCTTATGATCTTCTATGTTAGAATTAACAATAAGGGTTTTGTCGCCTACTTTAATTTTATTATTATACCTTTCGTTTGTAGGTGTAACAATAAAGTCATATACACTGTTCATTAATATTCTAAATCATACTCAACAGATATAGCCATGTTAGAATTAAATTTTTTCCAAGGCATTATCTCTTGATCTTTCTTTATAAATATGTTATAAGAGTTATCTCTTTCATTATGATCAATATTGTTTATTACATGACCACCATATACTTGTTGGCCAACAGAATAATGCATAGCATCGTTCTTGTAATCAGCACCAATACTGATCTTTCTTATTACAGAATACATTACTCTTTGTCTTCGCAGTCTTCGCAGTCTTCTTTCTTCTCATCACAGCCACAATCTTCTTCTTCAACTACTTCTTCTGCTTTAGGTTCTTCTGTTTCAGGAACTTCTACTTCTTCCCAAACACCTGTTTTTAAATTAATATTAACTGCTCCATACTTGCTTTCAAGTTCTTGCTTAGTTTTTTCTAAAACTTCTAATGCAGCTTTATAATGTTGCATTGTTTTGTTTTTCTCTATTTCTAAAGCACCTAAATCAAAAACCGCTTTTTGTAAAGCTGTATTTTGTTCGTTAATTGTTTTTAATTCTAATTCTTTAATTTTTCCACTTTTTGCCATTTGATTAAATTTTAATTGTTATTACTATATGTATAGTTACTTGTTAATATAAACTTTTACTTTTTAAATATACTACTCGCCTTTTCTGTCGTCCGACCTCCGAAATAGGCTAAGACAACCGCCATCATGACCTTCTCAAAAGTATCGTTCCATAATTCATTTATATGAAAAGGTATTGTTTCAACACTGTCTAATATGCCTGCAAAAGAAAATACAACAATACACCATACTAAAACTAATGGACGTACATTTTTAGACATCCAAGAGTCTGACATAGAGTCTGCTTGCCATCTTGATGTAATAGCTTCAATCTCTTTTGTTTGTTGTTCGTAGATTATTTGTTGTAATTTTACTTTATCTTCTGCCGGAGCATCAGCTTTTGTTATAGCTTCAATTGCTTCTTTTGGCGAGCTTCAATTGCTTCTTTTGGCGATGTTACACCTTGTAATACGTTTCCTAATGTAGGATTTATTACAGACGCTGCGCCAAACAATAATTGTCCAACGGTTGTATCTTTAAATTTTTTACTCATGATTTTCTATATGCTTCTGCTTCCCATGGTAGGTTTTTAGCACCTTCATGCATTTTTGATCTTGGATATACTTTTCCTTTCCAATATACGTTATCATCATCATAATCGAGATCACCTCTTTTAACTTGATCAATATGTACTTCTTCATGTGCTATAACTTCTTCATGCTTCTCCAAAGGTACATCACTACC